TTAATTCCTTTACATCCTCAGAGCCAAATATAGGCAGATTAACAGGTCAAAACCAATGGAATTTTGAAGGCAACATAGACGAGGTTTCCGTATGGAATTCAGAATTATCAGCAAGTGATGTAACAACGATTTACAACGGAGGTGTGCCAAACGACATATCTTCATTAAGCCCATTAAGTTGGTGGCGTATGGGTGAAGAAGCTAATTATACAGGAAGAAATTGGGACTTGATAGACCAAGGCAGCGGAGGCAACAATGGATTCTCAGACACACTACCTGCTCCACCCGCACAACCATCTACAGATGTCCCAACGTGATAACAACTAATGAAGAAAGACATAAAGAAGGGCTACTGCCCCAACTGTATTGAATTTACTATTCAGAACAAAAAAAAATGCATCAAATGCGGATATCAAATAAAACGAGACTACACATTCAGATCTACATAGCTATAGCTATAGTTATATCTTCATGCAGCCCTAAGGCTAGGTTTACAAGGCTTATAGATAAACATCCATACCTATTAACCACAGACACTGTCACTGTACATGACACTGTAGAGGTAATCGTACCTAAAGTACAGGTAGATACAGTGGTAGAATTTAGCGAGCTTCATGATACGGTATTTTTGGAAAAAGAGCAATTAAAGGTGAAGGTGTATATAGACAGGGAGAAGAAGGTCTATATTGAAGGAAGATGTGATACCCTTACTATAGAAAAGATCATAGAAAGAAAGATACCTATAAAATACTACGAGCGTAATCCGTGGTATAAGAGACTGTTATCGATTGTTTTATTTATTTTATTAACTTTGTTGGTAGTATATATCACGTATAGATTAATAAAGAAATACACGCAATGAAGACATACATATCAATAGCACTGGCATCGATGTTGGCAGTAATATCTCCAGTAGCTCCAATGATCTACATATCGCTTTTATCCATATTTATAGACACATGCTTTGGAGTCTGGAGGAGTGTTAAAAAGAACGGATGGGTGTCATTTAAAAGCAGAAGACTTTCATCTACATTAAGCAAGTCCTTGCTATACTCCTTGGCTATAGTTTTGGTATTTCTGGTAGAGAAATACATAGCTGGAGATCTGATATCTCACTTCATATCTATAGATCTTGTGATGACAAAGGTCATTGCTTTCTTTTGTGTGATAGTTGAGGTTAAGTCGATAAATGAGTCTGTAGAAGATGTAACTGGAAAGAATATGCTTCAATGCCTTAGACGTTTTATAACCAGAGCCAAGAACGAGGCTAAAGATATAACAAAGTAATGGGGTAGTCTTATACATGACAGTCACATACGTATCTGTATTTATATTAATAAATCTTATTAAGAAATGTCAAAAATAGTAACATGTCCAAACTGCAACTCAAAGTTTGACATATCAATAACTCCAACAAGTAGCGAATCAAAATATCTTTGGATATTTGACAATGGTCATGGCGGTGTAGTCGATGGGGTGTACCAGACACCAGGGAAGAGATCTCCAGTATGGCCAGATGGCGAAGTTCTTTATGAAGGAGAGTTTAACAGATCGATAGTAGATAGATTAATGAAAATGTGTCAATCTAACAATATAGATGCCGTAAATCTAGTAGACACCGCTGTCGATATCGGTCTATCAGAAAGAGTAAATATGGCTAATAAATTAGCTAAGTCTTCTGAGAAGCCTTGCATATATGTAAGCGTACACGCAAATGGATTTAGTGATGAAGCTGCTAACGGTTGGGAGGTGTACACGTCTCCAGGAGAGACCAAGTCTGATGATATAGCTACAGTACTTTTTGAAAAAGCAGAGTTAGCCTTTCCTAATTATAAAATGCGTAAGGATACATCAGATGGAGATCCTGATAAAGAGGCCAACTTTTATGTGCTTGTTCATACATCCATGCCCGCAATACTTTCTGAGAATTTTTTTATGACTAACTACAGAGAGTGCCATGAGATACTCATGAGTGAGTCAGGTAGAGACAGGGTTGCCAAGATGCATTTTGAAATGATACAACAGATAGAGAATGGTAAGTAACGCTAACACCCTCAGGAAGCCTAAAAAGAAAAGGACAGGCATACATAGCAAGAATAGTTCAAGGCTAAAGAAATCCGTCAACTATAAGAAGCCTTATAAAGGCCAGGGAAAATAAATTTACTATATTTGTATAAATAACAAGACATGGCAAAGATATATTCATACTCAACAGCTACACCATCACTCACGGACCTTTTACTAGGTAGTGACTCTGATTCTGCTAACGCTACAAAGAATTTTACTGTGGAATCTCTTAAGGATTTTATTATATCCTCAAGTGCTCCAGCGTCGGCATCTTCTACAGGTACAGCTGGACAGCTTGCTTATGACTCTGACTACCTGTATGTGTGCACAGCCACCGATACATGGAAGAGGGTCGCCATAGCTACTTGGTAAATTAAATTAAATGAAAAAATTAGAAAAGGAAGAGCTCGACAAGTTAGTTGAGCTTAACAAGAATTACAGGGATCTCAAGTTTCAGATAGCTGACATAGAGATAACCTTCGAGAGATTAAAAAATCAAAAGATTACTACCATTGCAAACCTAGAGATGGGTGCTCACGATCTTTCCTCATACCAGGAAGAGATTCAGAAGAAGTATGGCAATGTGGATATAGACCTTCGTACTGGTGAATATAATTAGAAAGATATCTGTAGGTCCAGACTATATGAAGGGTATGCATTACGTCGTCGGGCAAGAGGTTTTAGGAAGGAACTATGTTATAGAGTCGATAATAAAGAATGAATCATCTATATCTATATGGATAAAGAAGGATGACGAGATAGTAATGTGGAAGGATTTTTCTAATACCGTCCCTATTTTTTTAGAATTTAAAATAGACTTCTGATGAAGTCACCTTACTGCTTCATAGTTAAACCTGTGGATGGTAGGCGTTATGATAATATAAGAACTTACGAGGGTAAGGAGTTTATTATAAGCACGTCTCAGGAGGATCACACCGTTTCAAATAGATTTGCAGAGGTGTTGGCTAGGCCTACATACTATTCAGGACCTGTAAAGGTTGGAGATATAGTTATAGTCCATCACAATGTATTTAGGTATTACTATGACATGAAGGGCAGGCAGAAGAGTAGCTGGCACTATGTTATGGACGACGTATTTATAGTGGAGCCTCAACAGGTATATCTTTACATGAGGGACGATGTATGGAATGCTCCATCACCATTCTGCTTTGTAAGGCCTGTGGAGTCTGAGGATCACATGTTTACTCAACTAGGATCCTTAGAGCAGCTTTGGGGAGAGTTGGTATTCAAGAACAATGACATAGACTACGTATCTTGCGGTGATGTTATATCATTCACTCCAGATAGCGAGTATGAGTTCAGGATAGGGGATGAGGTATTGTATAGAATGTATAACAGAAACATATGTCTAAAAAGGTAGAAATATTGGAGGCTGCAAAGCTGGCTATTGATGAATTGATAAAGGTTTTAAAGGAGCCGATAATAACACATGCTGAAGACGACATAACCGCAGACAAGATGAAGAATGCGGCATCTGCTAAAAAGTTGGCATTCGATGATGCACTATCCATGCTACATAAGATAGAGGAGGAGGAGAACGGTAAGGAAGAGGTTAAAGAGATAGATGCTGGAAAGCAGGGATTTGCTGAAGGTAGAGCTAGGAATGGAAAATAACTTATATAAAATATCAAACGATCATATAAGCAAGAACGCTTTAATTTCTAGGAATAGGGCTAAGAAGTGGAGTTATGGATATGACAAGGATTATGACCTTGTTGTTATATCTAAGGATGGTGTAATAGGGGACATATACGACATAAACGGCCTAAAGGTTGGGATACCTAAAGCTCCAGAAAAAATAGAGTCAGAAAGTGATAGATGGGTGGCAAAGGATTATCCTAAAGATCTTTCCAAGATAAGAACAATATTCGACTGGAACAGGAGGGATAACACGTTCAAATCTAAATATGTCGACTATATAGAGTCTGAGTTTGATAGAAGGGATTACGGCTATTGGTTTATAAACAATGGAACGCCTACATATATAACGGGGACGCACTACATGTACCTTCAATGGACAAAGATAGATATAGGTAAGCCTGATTTCAGGGAATCAAATAGAATATTTTATATTTTTTGGGAGGCCTGCAAGGCAGACAGTAGGTGTTTTGGCATGTGCTACCTAAAGAACAGACGTTCTGGATTTTCATTCATGTCGTCATCTGAGGCTACTAATACTGGTACGATAGTAAGGGATTCAAGGATAGGAATACTGTCAAAGACAGGCTC